AACGTATCTACATCTACAAGTGGTGCGGGAACAGGGTTAACCCTAACATTGACTTTTGGTTCTGGCACAGGTGGCACAGGAACTTATGTTTTAAGCACAAGTCAAAGCGTTGGTTCTGAAACCATGTATTTGCTTAATTTTAGTGTTTTGCCTAGCTCAGATGGTGCGTTTAGTGGTGCAGACGTAGTTGATATTGTAGATAACTATTTTATTTACAATCGCCCCAATACTCAGCAATGGGCAGCTTCTAATTTATTAAGCCCAATTACTTATGGATTATCTTACGCTTCTAAATTCACAGGCCCAGACAATCTTATTTCTTTAATTGCAGATCATGGGCAAGTTTATTTATTAGGCGAAACAACTTCAGAAGTCTGGGCAGATGCTGGAACATTCCCGTTTGCTTTTCAAAGAATACCTGGTTCATCAAGCCAACATGGTATTGCAGCTAAATTCTCAGTAGCTCGTTTAGGTAACTCTTTTGCTTATTTAGCAAAAAACAATCGTGGACAGTCTGAAATTGTAATTATGGAAGGTTATTTTCCTAAACGCATTTCGACTCACGCAGTAGAAAATACGCTTGTTAATCAAACTGTTAGCGATGCTATTGCTTATACTTATCAGTTAGAAGGTCATGAGTGCTATGTTATTACTTTTCCAAGTTTAGATTTAACTTGGGTTTATGACATTTCTACAGGTTTATGGCATAAATGGTTGTGGGTTGATAGCACAAATACATATCATCGCCATCGCTCAAATTGCGCTGCTTTATTTCAAGGCGTTGTTTTAGTGGGCGATTGGCAAAATGGTCAAATCTATAAGTTAGACCCTAACAATTACACCGACAATGGCGGGGAAATCCGCAGATTGCGTAGATGCCCTCACCTTGTCACAGATTTGCAACGTCAATATTTTGACGAATTTCAGATTCAATTCCAGCCAGGCGTTGGTTTAGAAGGCATTACAAATCCTCCATTAAACGCTGAAACAATCGGTGCAAACCCACAAGCAATGCTGAGATGGTCAAACGATGGTGGCTCAACTTGGTCTAATGAATATTGGTCAAATATCGGTTTAGTCGGCAAATACAAGAATCGTATTATTTGGCGCAGATTAGGAATGGCACGAGATCGTATATTTGAAGTTGTAGTGACTGACCCAGTATTTGCTTGTATTATTTCTGCTAATCTCAAAGCTAGCGAAGGGGATAACTAATGGCACAAGGTTTATGGGGTTCGTCACAGGGCAATCCTTATCCAGTTACGCCTTTATTGGATGATCAAACAAAAATGCCTACACGGGCGTGGCAACAATGGTTTTTAAACTTGTTGAACTTTTCTAGTTCACCAACAGCAACAAAGGGGACAGCTACATTACCATCAAATCCAGTGGGATTTATGAATGTAACTGTTGGGGGAAAACAATATAAAGTGCCTTATTACAATACATGATCGAATATAAAGATGACGATTGGCTGGAAAATTTAGATGCTTTAAAAGAAATAATTCAGGATCATTACGAGGAATTATCGGTAACTAAAACTTTTCCTCTTGATCCTGATTGGGATGTTTATAAACAGCTCTTAGATATGGGCAGATTAAAGTTTATAACTTGTAAAGATGATGGAAAATTGGTTGGATACATTATATTTTTTGTAGCTCCCCATCTGCATTACAAGACTTGTTTAACAGCTTTTGAGGATATTTACTTTTTAAAAAAAGAATATCGCAAAGGTCGTACTGGTATTAGGATGTTCCAATTTGCTGAAAAAGTAATGAAAGAATTAAAGGTTGACAGATTAATCTATGCAACCAAGGTTCATTCAGACAATAGTAGTCTTTTTGAGTATTTTGGGTTCAAATTGATGGATAAAGTCTTTACTAAGATGTTGTAAAAATGAGACAATTACTGTATTAGATTGGAGAAATTATGGGTGGAAGTGTATTTACTGCTGTAGCAGCCCCGATTATTGGAAACGTAGTAGGAGGCCTCATTGGAGGCGGTGGCGCATCGCAAGCTGGTCAAACCGCAGCCCAAGGAGCGCAACAAGGTCAACAAACCCTGCAAGCCAACCTACAAAATCTAACCCCTAACTACCAGCCATATCAAAATTTAGGCGCACAAGGGGTCAGCAATATATCCAATCTACTGAATACGGGTTATTTAACTAATCAGTTTGGAAATCAAGATTTAAACGCTAATTTAGCCCCTAATTACGCATTTCAGCTACAACAAGGGCAACAAGCCCAAAATGCAGCATCTAATGCTACAGGTGGTCTTGTAAGCGGTAATGCCCAGCAAGCCTTGCAAAACTATACGCAAAACTATGCTGGAAATGCCTATCAAAACGCATTTAATAACTATCAAGCTCAACGTGGCAATATTTATAACAATTTGTCATCCATAGCCAATATTGGTCAAAATGCTGTTTCTGGTCTTGGAAACTTGGCTACTGGCACAGCGCAAGGCGTAGCTTCCCTTCAAACAGGCGCAGCAAACGCTACAGCAGCAGGACAAGTTGGCGCAGCAAACGCTTATTCTGGTGCGGTGCAAAATGCTGGCAATATGGGTTATTTAGGATCTTTACTAAATCAAGGTGGCGGTGGCGGTGCATTTAATACAGCCAATATTATGAATGGCACACAGGGTTTAGGTGGTTTTAGTGGCGCAGGAGATTTTAGTTCTGCTGTACCTCAAGCTACTCAATATGCTACAGACTTTATGATGGCATAAGGAAAAATTATGGCTGAATATAATGTTTCAGAAGTAGCTTCACAAATTAAACCTCCTGAAGTAACAAGCATAGGCGATATGCTTAATATTGCTCGTGGAGCGCAGGCTTATCAACAAGCACAGCAAATTAATCCTTTAAAACTACAACAAGAACAAACAGCCACAGAAAGTGCAAAGTTTAATCTTGCACAAGTAAAGGCTGATAAAGTTAAAGGTTTGGCTAATTCTTTATTAGCAAGTTCTAATTGGACTAATCCTGAAAAAATGGATCATGAGTTTGAATTTGTTGAAAGAACCGCTAAAAATCAAGGTTTAGATGTTACAAGCCCTGGCAATCCTTTAGAACTTATTAAAGAAGAATACAAAAAACAAGGCCCTGAAGCTGCATATAAAAAGCTATATCAAATGACTTATGGCGCACAAGCACCTGAAACGGCTTTTGCAGGCGCAACTAAAGGTATTGTTTCACCACCCTTACCAGGTCAACAGCAAGCCGTTGGAGCAACATCTGAAGCCGAGCCTTATAGCCAACCTGAAAAAGCTCCTTATCAGCCACCTGTGCCAGGTCAAGTTAGACCACAAAATCCCAATGAAGAAGTTGACAGAAGTTTTGGAGCGCAATATCGTCAAAACCTTAAACCAATTCAAAATCAATATGCTGCAATTCGTCAAAATTACGATAAATTGATAGATCAAGCCGAGATGCTTGCTGGTTCTAGCATTTTTGGTGGCGCAGCAGGAACGGCAGAACGAGCTTTAAGAGCTAAAGTAGGAAGCCCAGAATATCAACAGCTTTCTAAAGATTTGGCCAATGCACAAATTGCTTCTATTCAAGCTAGTGGTGGATCAATAGAAGGTGTTGCAGGACAGCAATTAGTAGCTGCTGCAAATGGCTCAGTAACTTATGATCCTAAAGTTTTAGTAGATATTGCTAGACGGCAAGCTGCAAATCTAGAAAATAATTATGGCCAGTCTTTTGGCGCAGATAAAGCCAGCGATAAATTTGGTGATGCAAACGTCAATCGAAAATTTCGCACCGAATGGAATAAAAACGCCAACGACAACGCTGTATTTGAAATGCAATACATTTTCAGTCGTGCAAAAACTCCTGAAGAAGGTGCTGCGGCAGTTGCTAAATATATTAAAGAATCTGGTCTTACAAAAGAAAAACGTAAAGAACTTGCTACTAAGTATTTAAATTTACAAAAATTGCGTAATGAAGGGTCTTTATAATGTCAGATGCGTTATACAACGCTATTCTTGGTGAAGAACCCACAGCCACCAAAAAGTCAGATATTCCTTCTATTGTTAATCCAAACAATGTAGGAAACATCCGACCTATAGGTTCATCTACAGGGTTTCAACAATATAAAACGCCTGAAGAAGGCATTAAAGCTGTTGATGACCAAATTCGCATTTATGGCGAAAAGCATGGAATTAAAACATTGCGTGGAATTATTACAAGATGGGCTCCGCCATCTGAAAATGATACTGAATCATATATTAAAGATGTGGCAACAAGATCAGGAATTAATCCTGATGCAGAAATTGATCTTTCAAATCCTGTAGTTCGTCATTTAATTAGCGCACCTTTAATTAGCCATGAAAAAGGCGTTAAAAATATTATTGGCACTAAAAGCGAATCAAGACCAGCTTCTAATGACCGATTGTATAACGCAATTATGGGCAATAAAGTTGAAACAGAAGCCCCTCAAGCAACAACAAAAACTACTCAAACAAATAAACCTTTGTCATTTATTGAAAGCCGTGCAAATCGTTTAGCCCAAGAAAAGCCAAGTGATTTGGTTGGTGGAATCGGAGAAACTTTGTATGGAGCTGTAGCTAACCCAATCGTTTCATTAATTGGCGCAGGCAAAGGCGTTATTCAAAGTATTCCTGAAGCAATTAGAACTGGTCAAGCACCAGAGCCTATTGGTGAAAAAATTGCTACAGAGTTTATTGAAAAGCATAAAGTTGAGCCAAAAACAGAAACTGGTAAAGCTATTAATAAATTTATTAGCTCAATTCCAGAAAAAGTAACTGGTTCTAGCATGAGCATTAGCCCATTGCCTGAGCTTGCTCCATTGCTTGCTACACCCAAAGAAGCTGTTGCTGGCAAAGCAAAAGGTGCTGTTGCAGAAATGCAACAACAATATGAAAAGCAAGTCCCCAAAGCTAAAGTTACTGTTGAAGCAGCTCCTGAATCTACTCTTGCTGGTGTTGGATCAGCTAAAGTTGAAACAAATCCTTATGGCACTTTAACTGGTGAAGAAAAAGCACGAGGAGAGTTTCCAGTTGTTAAACTTTCTAAAACACCTAAAGATGTTTCAAAATCAGAGCAACAGACAAGATCACAAATTGCTACTGAAATTCTTGGCCCTGATGCAGGAGTTCGTGAAGGCGTTATTACAGCGAACGAAAATACTTTACGCAACGAACACACTTTAGCTAAACAATCAAGAATTACTCCTGAAGGCGAAGTTCTTAAAGAACAAATTGCAAAAGAACAAAACGCACTTTCAGATTACGCTAAAAAGCGTATAGAAAACACAGGTGCAGATCAATTATTACAAGACGATTACGAGCGTGGCGAAAGAATTAATAATGCTTTTGCTGGCGAAGAAGGCGCAACAGGATTTCTCAAAAAAGCTAAAAATGCGCTTTATGAAGATGCTAGAGCTAATGTAGGAAACAATCCTATTGAAACATCTCATGTAAATAGTTTATTTGAAAACCCACAATTTCAAGCTGGCGCAGGTTTGCGTGGAAATGAAGGTGTTTTAAAAAGCGCACAAAGCCTTATCAAACTTGCAAAAGAAACAGGTTTTGAAGATGAGTTTGGCAATAAATTTGCACCAAATAGCGTAGGCGCATGGGATGCTGTTCGCAAGTCTTTAAATGCTGAATGGACACCCGCCAATGCCACAATGATTCGCAAAATAAATCAAGCGATTGATAAAGACATTGCAAGTGCTGGCGGTGCTGATTTGCTTAAAAAAGCAGATGCTTTGCACCAAGCAGAAAAAGAATTGTTTGGTTCAAAAGGAATTAAAAAGTTATTTGGTGAAGTAGATTCTAATGGCGTTCAAACTGCTACTGCTTTTGATCAAATTCCAAAAAGATTAAATAGTATGCCTTTTGATGAATGGCGCAATATTTGGGATGCAGCAGATAAGTTTTCAAGAGAAACTATTGAAGTTAAAGGTCAACAATTAAAGATTCCACCAGAGCTTAGAGAAGCAGCACAAGCAGCTAAAAATGAAATGGCTGGGGCTATTGCTAGAGAAGTTTATCAGGCTGGCGCAGCTAAAGTTGGTGTTTGGAATCAAAATTCAGTAAACAATGTTCTTAATGCTAGAGCTAGAAAAATCAAATATGCCTTTACACCTGAAGAACAAAAGGCTTTCCATACATTGAATTATGGTGGTCATATTATGCCTGGCGTTCATTCTTATGAGGGTGCTGGTTTACAAGGTGAGCGAGTTGGTTTAATTTCTTCAAGATTGCCTGCTGTAGCAGAAGCAACAGGGGCATTTATTGGTGGCGCACCAGGTGCATTTGTTGGCAGAAAAGCGGGCGAATTTGGTCAAAAATTAACAACAAAATCGGCAGCAGAAAAAAGAGCAAGAAATTTAGAAAAAAGCATGAAAGAAAATGCTAAATTAGGCACTAAAATTTCAGAAATAGGAAAATAATATGGCATCAGTTCTACTATCATCCGTTGGCGTAGGTCAACAATACTTTGATAACAATGGAGTTCCCCTTGCTGGTGGACTTATTTACACTTATCAAGCTGGTTCTTCTACCCCATTAGTTACTTATCAAGATAATGCTGGAACGATTGCCAATGCTAATCCTATTGTTTTAGATAGCGCAGGGCGTGTTCCTAATGAAATTTGGTTGTTACAAGGCTATAGCTATAAGTTTATTATTCAAAGCGCATCAGGCACAAGTTTAATAACTCTTGATAATCTTTATGGTATTTTACAAACTGCCCCCGCTTCTAGCAGTAACGTGCCAAGCGGATTAATTGCTATTTGGTCAGGTTCTACTGGTTCTATTCCTAGTGGCTGGTTGTTATGTAATGGCTCAAATGGCACACCTGATTTACGTAATTCTTTTGTATTGGGCGCAGGCAATACCTATGCTGTAGGAGCTACAGGTGGTTCTACAGATGCTATCGTAGTAAGTCATACACACGCTGCTACTTCTGTCGTTACTGATCCAGGACACTTTCACAGTTCACCAGTTTCTTCTAGCAGTTACTCTGGCGCTACTGGTTCAGGAAATTTTGTTGGTTATACAGGACAAACAGGGACAGCAACAACTGGTATTACTGTAGCTACAACTAACGCAACTGCTGGTGTAAGTGGATCAGGCGCAAATATGCCTCCTTATTATGCTTTGGCCTATATTATGAAAAGTTAGCAAAATCTAGTTTATAATATGGCGTATGACAAATGATAAATACTACGAAGAAAACTGCCCTACTTGCAATACGCCAATGCGTAGGCGAAAGCGTGATCTTGGAAAAGATTGCCGTAAATGCCTTATGCGTAAAGTTGGGTTGGCACATGGAGAAAAAAGACGAGCCAATCCAGTTGGCAAAACACAAAGCGAACATGATAAAAATTCTCGCCAAAAACGTTTTGAAAAAAATCCGTTTGAATTTAGGCTTAAAAGAACTTTGCAAAATTGTAAAAGCAGAGCAAAAAGATTTAATTTACCACTTACAATTACTTTGCAGGATTTAATCGATATGTTTCCTGCTGATAACTTATGCCCAGTTTTAAAAGTTCCTTTTGTATGGGGAACTAAAAATGATAAAGATTTATCTCCATCATTGGATAGAATGATTCCTGAATTGGGATATGTTAAAGGCAATATTAAGTTTATTTCTTACAAAGCAAATCGCATTAAAAATGATTCAACTGTGGAAATATTAGAAAATTTAATTAAATATATGAAGTCGTAGGTATGGATATGTCTGACATTGATCCAATGAAAATAGGGGTAATGTGGCAAAAGGTTGAGGCTATGGAAAAAGAAATGGCTGAAATGCGTCACGATATTAAAACCCTTCTTGCGATGGCAGAGCGTTCTAAAGGTTCTTTGTGGGCTTTAATGGGAGTGGCATCTGTAGTCGGTGGCTTCATTACTATTATTGTTGATGTATTTTTAAACAAAAAATGAACGAAATCTTTACCCATATTTTGACTGGCAAAGACAATCAAACCCATGACATCGCTCGTTGGGCGTGGATGCTTGGCTTTTTTGTAGTAGCAGGCGCAGCAATCTATCTTATTTATTCTGGCAAAGAAATTAGTCTTACTGAACTAGCTGGTGCTTTGGGTATCGTATCGGGTTCAGGAGCTGCTGCGGTAGCTGGTAAACACATGGCGGGTGCAGAGCCACAATGAGCTTTTTACTTAAATTGATTGGTGGTTTTGGTGGACAAGTTTACCTTTATATTGCTCTTGTATTTGGTGGGTTTAGTGCTGGCTTTTATGTTGAGCATCTGCGTTTCTCTGATTACAGACAGGAAGTTCAAATTGCTGGAGAAAAACAACAGGCTGAAACGGCAGCAAAAATTAAGGAACAGGAAATAATTAATGAAAACATTAAGCAAACTTACGAAGCTCGCCTTACTAGCATCCATTCTTTCTATAGTGGGATGCTCGACACCCGTGGCAGTATCGTGTCCTCCGACCCCAACGCCACCATCACAATTAATGGTGAAACCCATAACTTATTATTTGTTGCCGAGCAATGCGCCCAAACAACCGAACAATTAATGACCCTACAAGAATGGGTTAATCAACAAGTTAATTTAAAATGAATAACGAACAATTAGCTTCTTGGGTAACTTTAATAGCTACATTTACTTTATGTGTAACTGTATTGGCTATGGTTACTGTATTTATGTTTGGATTCTTTGATCCTCAGGTAGATAACAATAAACTATTTGAAATAGTTGGCCCTGCATTTCAAACCATCGTTGGTGGTTTTATTGGTTTAATTACAGGCATAAAAATAGGATCAGATAGTGCAAAATAATTTTCAAAAGTGCCTTGACCTTGTATTGAAGTCAGAAGGCGGTTGGGTAAACAATCCAGCAGACCCTGGCGGTGAAACCAATCTTGGCGTAACCAAAAAAGTATGGGAAGAATGGGTCGGGCATGAAGTTAAGACCATGAAAGGTTTAACCCCTGCCGATGTAGCCCCTATGTATCAAGCTAAGTATTGGATGGCTTGCTATGCAAACCAGTTGCCTATGGGCGTGGATTATATGGCGTTTGACGCTGCGGTAAACATGGGGCCGGGCAGAGCAGTTAAGTTATTGCAAGAAGCTATGGGCTGTGTTCCTGATGGAGTGATTGGCCCACGCACGATGCAGTTAATTGCCCAAAAAGACCCTAAAGACGTAGTCCAAGCGTATAGTGATCGCAAGACTAGCTTTTATGAATCATTACCTACCTTTGGCACTTTTGGCAAAGGGTGGTTAAAAAGAGTAGAAGATGTAAAATTTAACGCATTAAATATGATCGGAGAAACACTATGACCAACTTCAAAATCGAAGGTAAAACACACGAGTCCCCAAAAGGCCATTACGTAAAAGAATCCCCTCACAAATTGGAGGATGAAATTCATCGTTTGGCTAAGAAATTGGATAAACATATTGCCCTGCCTATGGAAAAAGCGCATCATGCTGAAAGTGGATCAAGCCAAAAAGAAGCCCCATTGCCCAATATGCAAAAGTATTAAAATACATCTGTAAGGTTAGCGATTTTGAACAAGGTAATCGGGACATCGTAAAACATCTCCCCTTTACCAACATAACGATTATGGACTTCTACCAATGGGCAATCTTTTATCAAGTCTGCTTTCAGGTAATAAGCACGATGTAAGTCCTGAGTTAAGGCAAAAAATAGAGTCGGCAGACCTTCCTGAAATAGTTTTTCTTTGCGCTGCGCTACGTGAATACTACGATGTTGGTCAAAACCTAATTGACGAACTTCTACCTCAAGCGCACCAACTGGAGAACCTGATCGAAAGCAGATTAAGTCAACTCCATAGCGATTAGGGTTTTCCCGCACCTCATAACCCTTTTTCATCTGCATCCAAGTAGATACAGCCTGACGAGCAGGCGCATCATATACATCGTGTAAATCTTGGCTAAAAGGCTTATAGGTTGACATACCGCCAGAAGCCATAACCGAACACCGCTACAAACAATAAAGCCCCTAAAAAGCCCCATAAGAGGTCGTATTCGGGTTCTTCAGGTCTAGTGATGGCGGTAGCATACTCAGCGTCTTTTAAAGCCTCTGAGAGCGTTCTAGGCGTTGGTCGACTCATGCGTAAAGTAAAGTTTTCGTAGCTCATTTATTTTTGCTCCATCCGTTGCATTTAGCTAAAAATTCAATAGAACGATCAAATTGCTCTTGCATATACTCTAAGTCCTCTTGTTGCTTACGCAAGACTTTGATAATGCTATCCATAGTAATGTCCCCAGCTATTGCTACAGTAGGGGTTACATTGGCCTCTAAATAATCGGCTAGGTCTTTAGGTTTCATTTATCATCCCTCGCATAGGTTTTCCACAAGGTCTCTAAAGTTTCTATAGCACCCATCATTTTGAGCTGAATCTGTGAATACTCTGGAGTTTTGTAATCAGGTCTGCCATTGATGACACCCTGGCAGATGGTTGGCGATACATACACGCCTGGCTTGGTGTAATGCGGAAGATGCAACACACCGCCCACAAGATAGCACTTGTATTGAGCAAAGTCAGGGCTTTCAAATTCAGGGTTTAATTTCATTAAAAGCCCCAACCAATCATACCGCCCAAGATAATACCCAATACAACTACGCCAATCCAATCTATTGTTTTCATAATCCCCCCTAAGTTAAAAAGTATCAGGTCAAAGTCTTTTTGTATACATGTCGCTTCCTATAGCCTGTGCCGAATAGTGTCAGTGACCTGATATATGTAACTATAAATATAAAAATCACAAAAAAACCATTTTGTGCAAAATATATTTTATGTGTTGTTTTTATGCTACTAAAGGTGGGGCTGAGACCTCACGGAAGGAATTTTGGCGGGGGATCACCAACCCAGCCCCAAAGATATTATACAACCAATCCGCTTTTAATTTGGTAGAAGCGTAGCAGATGAAAAAAGCACTTTAGGCCCTTCTGCAAATCGGCTTCCTCAATCTCGCAAACCTTGACTTCATTGGTCAATCCGTTAACAAAGACAATAGCGCACCTAGCATCGGAAAGCCCCAAGAGTTCTCGGTAGGCAGCCAACTGCATGATATGATCCTCGTATGGAACGACCTTTTCTAAAGGAACTTCTTTTGTCTTAAAATCTGCAACTACAGGGACAATGCCCTTAATCTTATCGCCTTTAGCGTGTAAGTCCACTTTTCCAGCAAATCCTAGCTCATGGCTACCAGACTTTTCAGTAACCCATAGGCGATTGCCAAACGAGGCTTTTAAGGCATTTTCTGCATTACGGCAATACTCAGGCACTTCAGGCAATAAAACTTGGCTAAAAAAGGCTTCTAAGATGCCGTGGATCTGTGTTCCTCTATCGGCTGCATCTCTGCCTTGTGCTTTAGAGTCGTTGAGAACTCGGTCTAAGTAATCTTCCTCAGACTCGCCCTCATTGCGTGGTAGCGTTAGGGCTGCAAGGATAGCCTGCTGCTGAAGCCAATTCTGGAGTCCAGGCTTTGCCGCCACACCGAGAATGGTAGTAACGCTCGGTAGAAGGCCCAGCTTCTTTGCATCTCGCAAAGTGGTGTTTCGCATCCCTTTGCCATCTGCTCGTTCGATTGTGTAGGCTGGTTCTCCGTCTTTGGTGTACCAATGTGATGATTCATTACTCATTATTTCCCCTAGTTATGCTATGAGTTTCTTTGTGATGTGGTTTGCATAGCCAAACAACATCTAAAGGCCGTGAATAGTCTGGATGATGCGCTTCTGCTTCATTGCCACAAATAAAACATGGCAATTTTTTAATAATACCTTTTTCTACTGCTCTATTTAATGCTGTTCTTGCTTTACGATGATGTGGGTACTTTTCTTGGCGTAATTTATCCGCTTTAGATTGTGCCAATTTGCCATCTTCTGTTTTTGAATATTTTTGTTGTTTTTGGTTACGGCAAGATTTGCACTCAGTCCGATATTTTTTTGTATCAGACCGAACGCTGAAATGGCTCAGTAATTTGTCCTGATTGCAGGTTTTACAAATCTGAGTTGACATTCTTTTTTCTTCCCCTTTTTGGTTTTACTGCATCCGTGTTTATATCGTATGTTGTTTCTTGGGCAACGATTGTAGCCTTTGGAGCAACAGTTATTGTAATGCCTGGTTCTTCGTATTCTTTTGGAATCTCTTGACCGCACCAGTCCTGAGGCATTTTATTAACAACCACAGGATTGAGCTTACAAGCTCCCATCATATCATTTTGATTGAATACAAAGAATTTACATACTTGGCAAGTCATTTAATTCCTTGTGCATAGTTAATGATACGCTCTGAATCATAGTAGTTTTCGCACATATCGGCAGCAACGTGCAGAACCGCCTTAATCACAGACAACAAATCTTCAGGTTTAAAACTAATGAGTTGCTGTTCTTCATCTACGCCAACTGGTTGCCAACTTAACTTGGAACTTTCGGTAATAAGATTCTTAATTTGATTCTGCATGGTGTTTTCCTTTAGAACGGGGTGCTATCGTCTATAAACGGATCATCCTTTGGTAGCTCGTCTGATCCTGCTGGTTTAAATCCTTGTGGGATTTTTTCTTTGCCGATTGATACGCTAAGAAACTTTGATCCTTTAGTGGATGTCTTAGTCCAGGCAGATAAGTAATGCTCCTTGCCGTTGACCATAACTGTTCCAGTAAAGTCAGGATGGTTGTCAGAAGCCTTACGCTCGTTCTTAAAAAGACTTCCTGAACCTTCTTTTGGTGTATATGCCATGCTATTTCCCCTTATAAAATATCTTCTGCTACAGACTTCATTGATTGACTAGACTTCACTTGTTTTGGTGCTTCATCTTCTGGCAAATCCTCGCCAGCGTAGATATACAAACCAATGCCATGCAAGGCAATCGCTTTGACTAAACAGCGTTGCATAGCGGTATTGACATCCATTGCATTAGGATTGGCAATCGGTTTATTCATATTGTTGATAATTGGTAGCTGTGATGTCATCGCTTTACCAAAAGCATGAACTGTGCAGAACACCATGCCTGTATCGCCAATAGCGCAATAAGGCAACAAAGACCCATCAGGCTGTTGAAATAACTTGTAATCCCAGCTTGCTGTAGGATCAGCTTGAAGCAACTGATCGGTGGCCCACGCCCAAGAAAGGTAAGTAAAACGACCTTTGCGCTCGGTATGGTCGTTGACGTTGATCTTGCGAAGTTCTAAGTATTTAGACATTAGAACCTCCAAACACTTTACCAAAATCTTCAAACACGGATTGCAATAGGTTATTGCGCTTGTTGTTTGGCTTTCCACAAGCTGCACGAATTACATCCACATTGTCTTGCGACAATTCTGTGCCGTATTCCATGTTGTCTAACGCTATTTCCAAGCGTTGCTCCATTTCGGTCATAACTTGATACAACTCATCCATTTAAATTCCCCTTAAATGACATAGCGAAGTTGCTATACCCTTGATTGTAAGCAAATTGATTGCCTTGTCAATACCTTTGCAAAAATAATTAGTTATGGTGTAAGATTCCTGAATGAAGCTAAAAATCACAGATTCGGCAATTATTGATCTGCTTGGGGGTACTACAAAAGTGGCTAATTTGGTAGGGGTTTCTCCCCATGCGGTCTCAATGTGGCGAAAAAACAACATTCCAGCATCTCAATACGCATTTTTAGGAGCAACTCTTGAAAAGGAGTCGCATGGTTTAATAACACGCAAGGACTTGTTTCCACAATCCTGGCATTTAATTTGGCCGGAGTTAATATGAATAGAGAAGAAATGTTGTTAGATATGCTTAAACAAGCTGATCTAGAAATTAAAGTTTTGCAAGAACGGATTGCATTTTTGACCAACGAAGTCAAAGCGCATCGTGATTTGTTAAATGCACTTGGCCCTGTGGCTTTTTCGGGGCAACACTAATGGAAATTTTAATTAAAAAAATCAAAGAAA